CTACGAAGCTCATCGTTCCAGCCGAACTGCAGTGGACCGCGACTCGCTTGCTGCAATCGCAGTTCCGCGTCGATACGGCAAACAACGACATCAACGCGATCTATAACAACTCGGCGGTTCCGCAGGGTCATCGCGTCAACATGTTCTTGACCGACACGAACAGCTGGTTCTTGCTCACCGACGCTCCAAACGGCTTCAAGCACTACGAGCGTGAAGCTCTTGAAACCGATGTCTACACGGACTTCGACACCGACAACCTCAAGGCGAAAGCCATTGAGCGTTATTCGTTCGGCTGCTCGAACTTCCGCGCAGGCTGGGGTTCACAGGGCGCTTCCTAATCGGACTCAGGGGGTGGCATCCGTCACCCCCTAACTATGGAGAAAATACATGACTCACTTCTCTGATGGTGTTCGGGCAGGTAGGAACTTTGCTAATAACGGTACGGCTTCGGAGCCGGGCGTCTTTATGTCGCCAATCAATGTTTATAACATTGTTCCCGTTGCCTTGGATGCAGATGGTATCTGCGCTCAGCAAACATTGGCAGCAGCTGGTAACGCGCTTATAAACGGCGCTCTGGCATCCGGTGGCACTGTTACCCTTGACGTTCCTCGCAACGTCATTGTTGACGCCGCTGGTGCAGCCACGGCTGTTCTAACGGTTACTGGCACCGACGTTTATGGTATTCCAATGTCGGAAGCCATTACGTTGAATGGCACGACAGCTGTTGCTGGCAAGAAGGCTTTCAAAACAATCACCAGCATTGCGGCATCCGCTGCAGCAACCGACTTCTTTGTCGGCACTGGCGATGTGTTCGGCCTTCCGATCCGTGCAAACAGCCGTAACTATGTCCAGACTGCTTGGAACGGCGCATTCGTAACGACTGGCACATTTGCTGCCGCCGATGCGACAGCTGCAACAACCACGACTGGCGACGTTCGCGGCACTTTTGCTCCTGCTGACGCTGCCGACGCTACCAAGCGGCTGACGCTTTGGGTATTCGTCCTTGACGACGATACTCAGACCGGCCTCTATGGCGTAACACAAGCCTAATGATTGGGGCGGCCTTCGGGTCGCCCTAGTTACATGGAGATTGTAATGCGGGCGAAGAAAGATTTTCAGCTCAAGGCTAAGCATAAGAACCCGAAGGGTGGCTTAAATGAAGCTGGCCGGAAGGCGTATAATGCAGCCACTGGATCGAACCTTAAGCGTCCGCAGCCGGAAGGTGGCTCTCGTCGTGACAGCTTTTGTGCCCGAATGAAGGGCATGAAGAAGAAGCTGACATCTGCCGAGACTGCTAAAGATCCGAATAGCCGGATTAATAAATCACTCAGAGCGTGGAACTGTTGACATGCGTGGAAAAAAGAATTTCATAGCCGAGGCTATTAAAAAGCCCGGCGCACTTCGTAAAGCGCTTGGCGCTAAAGCTGGCAAGCCGATTCCTGCAGGAAAGCTGGAGGCAGCCGCTAAGAAGCCCGGCAAAATGGGCCAGCGCGCCCGTCTCGCGATGACTCTTAAAGGAATGAAATAATGGCTGACGCAGTAAACTCTCAAACCCTGTTCGACGGCGCAAGCCAAGCCGTTATGAAATTCAACAACGTATCTGACGGAACTGGCGAAAGCGCCGTTCTCAAGGTCGATGTATCAGCGCTGACTGCAAACTTTGAAGGTAAGGCTTGCACAGCCGTTTCAATCCGTAAGATCACAGCTATGGTCAACGGCATGTCAGTCAACATCCTTTGGGATGCCGACACGGACGTAAGCGCCGTTGTTCTCGCCCCCGGTATGTACACGCTGAACTTTGACGACACAGCTATCCTCGGCAACAATGCTGGTACGGGCAAGACTGGCGACATCATGTTCACCACAATCGGCGCTTCGTCCGGTGACACATACAGCATCATCCTTGAGATGATAAAAACCTACGCTTAATAGGAGTTAATCATGATTCTTCGTCGCTACACAAACGCCAACGGTGATCAGCAGGAAATCGCTCTCTCGAAAGAAGATTGGGAGAAGGTGACTGAAGAGTCACTAGAAATGATGCTCGGCTTCAAGGCGGCTCCTGAGCCCGTGGCCGAAGCGCCCGCTGCTGTCGAAGAGGCTCCGGCAGCTGAGGAGACTCCTGCTGTTGAAGAAGCGCCTGCCTCTGAAGAAGCGCCTGCCGCTGAAGAGGCTCCGGCTGCTGAAGAGGCTCCGGCTAAGAAGAAGAAGTAATGCGTGGACGCAAAGAGTCGCGTGTGAATGAGGCCGGGAACTACACGAAGCCCGGCCTCCGCAAGCGCCTGTTTGAAAGTATCAAGGCCCGCGAGACTCAAGGCACCAAGGCAGGACAATGGTCAGCCCGGAAGAGTCAGCTTTTGGCTAAATCATATAAGGAAAAAGGCGGCGGGTATCGTGACTAAGGTGTGCACAATGTGCGGCATTTCCAAGTCGCTTGATGACTTTCGGTCACGCGGAGGTTCTCAAAAACACCTTTTAAAGAGCAGGTGCAATACATGCCTTTATCTTGAACATCGCAAGTGGTGTGAAAATAATCCAGAGCGAGTTCAGGATTACCGAGATAGAGATAGCTGGACATTAGTCAAACGATGCAGTCGTAGGGGCATAACTCCTGAGCAGTTGGTTGATTGTTATGAACGTCAGGAAAGATGCTGCGCTATTTGCAAAGATGAAATATCTTTGATTGATAGTGCAATTGACCATAATCATCATACTGGAGAATTTCGCGGCGTCCTTTGCCGTCAATGCAATCGGGCTCTTGGGATGTTCAGGGATAGCGCAAAAATTCTTTTATCGGCTGTAGATTATCTTAAGGATATGGGCAGCTATGGAGACGAGTGTTATGCCGATTAGAAAATCTCAGCAATCCCTCAAGGACTGGACCGAGCAGAAGTGGACTACCAAGTCTGGTAAGCCGTCCAGCAAGACGGGTGAACGGTATCTTCCAAAGGATGCCATTAAATCGCTGACGCCGGCTGAATATGCTGCTACAAGCAAAGCCAAGCGCGAAGGAAAGAAGGCCGGAAAGCAGTTTGTAGCCCAGCCTAAATCTATCGCGAAGAAGACGGCGAGGTTCAGATGACGACTAGCGGCACTTACGATTTCGGTCAGACCGAACAGATTGACATCATCACTGAGGCGTTCGAGCGCGTCGGTCGTAATCCCGCATCTCTGGCATCGAACGACATCGATAGCGCACGCCGGTCTATCAATTATCTCTTCTCCGATTGGTCAAATAATGGGCCCAATCTGTGGGCTGTCGATCTCCAGTACATCGATCTGCTTCCGGGCGTCCTGTATTATGATCTTGAGCCGCGCACGGTTTACATCCTGCAGATGTACACGCGCACCATGTCAGGCGCTCTGGCAACCGACCTTATGATGTCGCCGATCAGCCGCGCTGAATACGACGCAATCCCGAACAAGGCGCAGCTTGGCCAGCGCCCGTTCCAGTTTTATTTCGAGCGCACGATCACGCCGCGCATTTATATCTGGCAAGCTCCGCAGCTTGCTGGCACGCGCCTCTATTATCATCGCATGAAAATCCAAGAGGATGCTGGCGCATTCACTGACAGCATGGACGCGCCAAACCGATGGATGGAAGCTATTGCTTCTGGCCTCGCCGCGAAACTGGCCGTGAAGTTTGCGCCTGATCGCCTTCAATACCTTCAGGGTCTTGCTGATGGCGCATATAACCGCGCTGCTGCAGAAGACCGTGAGCGCGTTCCTTTGCGCCTCACTATAGATATGCAGGGGTATTAAATGCAGTACGCATTCGGGCGCGGCAGAAAACAACGGAAACAGCCGAAGTTTGACGCAAAAAATCCTAGAGGTATCGCCATATGCGATGGGTGCGGATTCCTTGTTCAGCACTCGCATCTGCGTGAGAAGAAAGATTATCGTGGTGGCTCGGTCCCAGTTGGGCTTAGCCTTTACGTTTGCGCTTCTTGCGATGACGTTCCCCAGCCATATTACAGCCGCTTGCTCCTGCGGCCTGATCCCGTGCCGCTGAGAAATCCGCGTCCGGATTACAATCCAAGCTATTTCGTTCTCGATGAGAATGGTATACAGCGGATTGTAACGCAGGACGATCAGCCGATTATTCAGGAGAGCTAAGTGTCTGACATTAAAATCTCTCAGATGGAACCTTGGGTCGGCGCTGTCACTGGCAACGTCGAATTCCCAGCTGTCTTTGCGAACGAAAACTATCGAATCGCCCTCAGCCAGCTGACGCCTTCGACGTTTGGCTTCGGCAATATGGCGCTTCAGAACTCGAACGCTGTCAACATCACTGGCGGCAACGTCGCTGTCACGGCACTGTCTGGCGCGATCACGGTTGCTAATGGCGGTACAGGTCTGGGAACGACGCCGACCAACGGACAGCTGCTCATCGGCACTGGCTCTGGCTATGCGCTTGCCAACCTGACTGCTGGCTCCGGCATCAGCATTACGAACTCTTCCGGCGGCATCACTATCTCTGCCAGCGGCTCCGGCTTCGGCACTGTCACCTCTGTGGACGTAAGCGGCGGCGCGACCGGCCTGATCTTCTCCGGCGGCCCAGTAACGACAACAGGCGTCATCACGATGTCCGGAACTCTGGGCGTGTCGAACGGCGGTACAGGCGGAACGACAGCCACCCTTGCACGCGCAAACCTATCTGCTGCCAAGTCCGGGGCCAACAGCGACATCACCTCAATCAGCGGCCTGACGACACCCCTATCGGTTCTTCAGGGCGGCACAGGTGCTAACGATTCGCTGAGCGGCTACATCTTCGGCAACGGCACGAATCCATTCACCTCGGTTGCAGCTATTCCAATGTCGGATCTTACCGGCACGCTTCCGATTAACAAGGGCGGCACGAACGCAACGACAGCGGCTGGTGCGCGTTCGAGCCTTCTTCCCTCTTACGCTGGCAACGCAGGTAAAGCTCTCTTCGTTAACGTCGGGGCAACGGATGTCGAATGGGCTACTGTCGCCGGTTCAGGGACCGTAACCAGCATTGACGTTAGCGGTGGGTCAACGGGTCTTACGACAACGGGTGGCCCAGTC